GCTGTAAATAACATCAAGAGCACGATTGATGGTGTACAAAAGCGTGTCGACGCAGTAGAATCAGAGACTGCAATTAAGAAGTCTTCCGATCTTGGCCGATCAGAAGAAGTAACAATCAAGAAATCTAAATGGAACGGTTCTTTCCTCGGTTCCGTAAACGAAATATTCAACTAAGGTAGGTATAAAATAATGAGCAATGAAACATTAGAAAAGGCCGTAGCAGCTGGTACTCAGGTATCAACTGGATTCGGTTCAACAACTGGTGGAGCGGGAGTACACACAGCGTCTGAAAATGGCAACGGTGGTCTTCTTAACCCAGAACAGTCTGCTCGCTTCCTTGATTATATGTTCGACGCAACCGTTATCGGTAAGGTCGCACGTACAGTTCGTATGAAGTCAGACACAGCCGAGATTGATCGTATGTCCGTTGGTGAGAAGCTTATGAAGCTTGCAACTGAGGCAGACAATACTGGTGTTAACGCAGCAGTAACTTTCTCAAAAATCTCTTTAACAACAAAGAAGCTACGCATGGATTGGGAGCTTTCAACAGAGTCTCTAGAAGATAACATCGAAGGTGCAGATCTAGAAGATCACATTGCACGTTTGATGGCAACACAGGCAGGAAATGACATCGAAGATGTTATTCTTAACGGTGACACATCACTTTCTTCAGACGCACTTTACAAGTCATTTGATGGCGTTGTAAAGAAGGCAAAGGCATCAGGTCGTGTCGTAGACGCAGCTGGCGCTGGAGTATCACGTGAAGTATTCAACAAGGCACTTAAGGCTATGCCACGTAAGTACAAGCAACGTCGTGGAGACCTTCGCTTCCTTGCTGGATCAAACTTGATTCAAGATTTCCTATATGCTAACAGCATTGGAACAAACCAGACAATTCCACAAGATATCGCTTCAAGCGTAATTCGTGGCGGAGTCGCACCACTAGGTGGACCAGCAGGATATGTGGCACCATTCGCATTCGGTATTCCGATTGTTGAAGTTCCACTTCTTAATGAAACACAAACTGGTACATACACAACACCAACAGGATCACACGGAGACATCCACTTGTCATTCCCAAATAACGTAGTTATTGGAATCAAGCGCGACGTAACTGTTTACCGTTTCTTCTGGCCACGCAAGGACTCAATTGAGTACACAATGTACACAAGAGTTGGCGTACAGATCGAGCAGGCAGATGCTTGGGTAGTTGTAAAGAACGTTAAGGTTGCTTCTTAATTAATTTAAGATAAAACCCTCGAAAGGCCCCTAATTAATTTTAGGGGCTTTTCATTTTAATTTATCAATGCTATAATTAAAGAACCTAACAAAGGAGATAATATGTCATTTGAGACATTGAAAGTAGCAGAACTCAGACAAATTGCAGAGGACTTTGCAGTTGACACTGATGGTATTAAGAGTAAGGCAGATATTGTTGCCGCCCTTGCAGAAGAGGGAGTCACATGGTCTGTTTATCAAAAAACTATTAAAGATATTGAAGATGCAACAGATGAGTTTAGCGAAGATGCAGAAGAAATTCTTCCTAGGTTTAATCCAGATGCTCAACCAGAAGATACAGTTTTAGTTAGAATGACCAGAGATAACTTTAGATACGATATCATTGGTTTTACATTTACAAAAGAGCATCCTTTTATTGCAATGACAGAAGATAATGCTCAAGAAATTTTTGACAAGGAGGAGGGTTTTCGCTTAGCAACTCCAAAGGAAGTTCAGGAGTACTACGCTTAACCTTTATTAAATGGAAATTCTAGTAGATTCAAATTCGCCAATAACACACAAAGTGTTTTGGCAAGGACAGCTTGTAGATGCTGATACTCTTCCAGTAGTTAGAGTATATGATATTACAGAAGATCCAGCAATATCACCACCTATCAATCCAGGCACTTTACTTATATCATTAACACCAATTAAGTCAGAAGTAGATGCGGGAACATACAGTGTTTATTTACCATATCAATACACTAACAGACAGAGACAGCTTAGGTTAGTTTGGTGGTATACGGTAAATGGACAAGATGCTCATAGAGAGCATAAAGTATTTGTTCAAACTCCATATACGGATATGAGCCAAGCAATAGATGCTTTAGGGTTGGGATCTGATTATTCAGATCCTAATACTAAATCATATTTTGAGTTATGTAATGCTGAAAGATATGCAAGAAAGTTGATTGAAGCATATACTCAACAACAATTTTATTTATATGATGATGTTCAAATTGCATATGGGTCTGGCTCAGATGTATTGCCATTGCCCTATAAATTATCAGAATTACATGAGTTATATCAAAACGATATTTTATTAATAGATACAATTAATGATATAGATAATTGGAACTATAAAACAATTATTTCAGAAAGCGGATTTGGAATAAGAGTAGATAGAGCTAGCATGTTAGACAATACTGTATACACAGCAAACGGAATGGTTCCTCCACAAATTAATAATACATGGGGCGGATCGTTTGCAACTGGATCTACGTATAAGGTTGCTGGCAAGTTTGGCTGGGAAGAAATTCCAGATGAAGTTGACCTTGCTTGTATAGAATTAATGAAAGACTATTTCTCTAAAGATAAAGTTTGGAGAAATAAATACATGAAGTCTATTAAAACATTTGATTGGCAATTTGAATATAATTCAGGTACATATTCAGGAACGGGCAATTTATATGCAGATCAAATTCTTCTTCCATACGTTATTAATAAGATGGTCGTTATCTAATGTATGATCTTGTTGATTCCCTTATGCCGATGCTAATGGATGTATACAAACAATTTGAAACTCAAGATTCAGCAACAGGGGCTTTAAAAAAAGAATGGCAATTTAATAGAACAATGCAGTGCAGTGCAAAAGGAATGATAAGTAACTCTACTGCGGGCAGGTCTGGAGAAAAACAAACTTTTTCAAATAAATATGTTAATGAACAAATGCTTCAAGTTAGAACAACAACAAAATTAAATTTTAATGAAAAAATTACTAATATAAGAAGTTTAGATGAAACAGTTATTTGGGAAGAAATAAATTTTCCAAGTAATACACCAACAGTTTTTGAAGTTATTGGAGTTACTCCAATTACCGAACCAATGGGCGGAGTTATTGGATATAATACAACCGTGAAAAGATCGGAGAACCAGGTAATTGGACAGTAGCGTAGCTTTATTACAAACAGCCAGTGGACTTGAAAGACTGATGGCTGGTTCTGCACCAGGAATAATTAAAGATAGTACAGTGGCACAAGTATCAGCATTTTTATATTATGAGGCATCTGTACTTTCTAAATTAGAAGCTAATGCTGCATTTAAAAATTTATTTAAAAAAACAATATTTAATCAAATAGAAAAAGATTTTGGTCAGTATGTAGATGCTCAAGCAAGAACAAAACCTAAAAGCCTTCACCATGTATACGAATGGAATAAAGTAGGTAATCCTACTGCTAGATTGTTTAATTTATATTTAATTGATACTGGCGGACTTTCTTTTAGAATAGGTCGTGATTTTAAGCTATCTAAATCAACAGTTCCTTCTAAAAATAAAAAACAAAAAAATAAATATGTATTTGCTAATAAAGCTTCAGTTATGGAAGAGGGAATGCCTATAGTAATTCGTCCAAAGTCTGCAGAGCGTTTAGTATTTGAATTAGATGGTGCAACAGTCTTTATGCCTAAAGGTAGCTCAGTGACCGTAAAAAGGCCTGGAGGCAAGGCTGCAACAAATCAGTTTGCACTTACATATGGTAGATTTTTTGGCGGACAACTAGTAAACTCTTCAATAAAAGCATCTGGGTTTCAAAGAATTTTTAATACTAAAATTGCTAAAGCTCTTGAAGCTCCAATTAATATTAAAAAGGTGCAGTATAGCTTTAGTGCTGGTAAAATAAGAATGCAAGCAGATGCAGCATTAAGCTCATCATTTGGAGGGTCACTATGACAGTAGATTATAAAATAGACGCAATGTTTGAATTGCGTAAATTCCTATGGTCGCAATTAAAATTAACTGGTCTGTTTGATCCAGAAGATTATTACTCAGATAACCTGGGTTATGAAATTATTCCTATTATTCCTGTTCAGCAGGTGCCAGAAATGGATCAATTTTTAAATGGCAAAAAGCACATAGTTTACGATAAGATAGGTTTATCCTATGAAGAAAATTGGCTTATATGTTGTGAGAAGGTTTTATTTTCTATATACTCTACAGATGTAACAGATATATATGAGATAAGAAACCTTATGACTGACCTATTTAGAAGAATGGACGAGTCGGCAAAAGATGTTAATGCGTCAAAAAGTACTAATAAATTAATTTTTCATAATGTTATGATTGTCGAGACCACCCCAATTGACCCATCTCTTGAGCTTCAGGGGTTCTTATCAACAGACGTAATTCTAGAGGTAAAGTACTCTAGAGTGACGGATAGACTTGGAAGATTTGCTTAGTTGCTTTTAAAGGCTTAATCCAGTAAAATTGGACATAAGAGGAAATGAGCCTAGCCAGCTTGATTTAAAGTAAGTCAATATATATATATTTATTTAATGGAGGTTTTACACATGGCACAAAACATTGGTAATGCTAGAAATATCCTTGTTGGAGCTTCTCCGCTATTCTTGTCAGTAGAAGATTCTACTACATCAGGATACGTAGAAAACTTAGTTCCAGGAACCGCTGTAACAGGCGCAGTTGGACGCAACAAGACAGTACCAGCATTTAAGAATGGTACAGCAGGATCAGGTACACCAGTAGTTGGTTATGTAGCAGGAGAGTCATACATCACAACACTTAACGGTGTGGATGTAGACAATTCAACATCATCAGCAGCAACTGGAGCTGGATATCGTAACGTAGGTTACACAAACAATGGTCTTCAAATTACTTACAACCCATCATACGGTGCAGTAACAGTAGATCAACTTCTTGACTCAGCAAAGCTATTCAAGGAAACAATGGAAGTTATGATTGCAACAGAATTCGCAGAAGGAACTCTTGAAAACGTTCTTGGCGTATTTGGACAATCAGGAGCAACACTTAATGGATCAACACTTGGTATGGCAGCAGGCGCACTAGGAGAAGCTCCAGTTGAGCGTCAACTAATTGCGGTTGGACAAGCTCCAACAACTGCAGCATCATCAAAGACAGAGCGTGTATATTATGCACGTCGTGTTCTTTCTGTACAACAGTCACAATTCTCATTGTCACGTAACGCAGCAGCAACATTCCCAGTAACATTCCGTTTGCTTCCATCAGGAGCAGCAGGAGATGCAGGCAAGGAATACGGAACAATCGTAGACCGCACCTGGCTATAATTAATATTAATTAATTAATAAAATTCCCCTCAAGAAATTGAGGGGTTTTTTATTGCCCTTATATTATCAATATGATACAATAATTAAGACAAGATCCTAGGAGGATTAAATTGGCAACTACAGTATACGATGTTGAAGAAATTCAGCTACAAAATGGCGCAACAGTTAAGCTTAAGCCTTTAACAATTAAAGAGCTTCGTAAGTTTATGCAAGTCATTCAGAAGACACAAGAAGTAACATCAGAAGATGAAACACTCACAATTCTTATTGAAGCATGTGCAGTAGCATTAGAAAAGCAACTGCCTGATTTAGTAAAGGACAAAGACGCATTTGAAGACACACTTGACGTTCCAACAATCAACCGCATTCTTGAGATTTGCGGAGGAATTAAGATGGACGACCCAAACCTATTAGCGGCAGCGGGACTGGCTGGACAGAACTAGATCTAGCCGCTTTAGAAGGGGAAGTATTTCTTTTAGGTAATTGGAAAAATTACGAAGAACTAGAAGATAATCTTTCAATGCCAGAGATGGTCCAGACTTTTAAGTCAATGCAAAAAACTGAATCGGAAAAAAGAAAGTTCTTAGCTTCAATTCAAGGTGTTGATTTAAATGAAAGCAGTAATGAAAATGAGGAGGGGTCATCCTTCGAAGATGTTAGAAGAAGAGCACTTGGTATAAATGCATCAGCAGATGATGTTGTTGGACTACAAGGTGCACTTGCCAGCGAAGCTGGATTCGGTATCGGAGCAGGATTAGGATACTCTATAGAGTAACATATACATATGGCAGATAATTTAATCACTACCAATATTACCGCCAACGCAGACTTTACGAGTTTAAGAACTCAGCTAGCTGCGGTTACTGCCCAACTCTTAAAACTACAAGAAACAACAGCGGGAACTAACGCCAAGCTTGCAAATCAAATTGCAGTAATGAATAAGGCGTTTGCAACAACGCTTACTTCAACAGGCCAGTTCTCGCAACATTTTGTATCCCTTACTTCAGATGTAGAAAAATTTGGCAAGAATTTAGATCGAGGTAGACTTAAGTTAAATGATTATTACAATACATGGAATGGTCATACAAAGAAAACCAGCAATTTAGTTAGAGAGCTTGCAAAGCAGCAGGTTATGCTTGAGCAAGCAATCATTCAACCAGTAGGTAAAAATGCACAAGGCTTAATGCAATACAACGTAATGGTTGCAAAAGGTTTAGATGAAATAAAAAATAAGTCTGCAATTGCAAGACAAGAGCTAGCCATCATGAATAAAGTTATGCTTGATGGATCTAATCAACTTATTAACTGGGGTAAAAATACTCAATGGGCAGGACGTCAATTAACAGTAGGTTTGACAGTTCCCCTAGCAGCATTTGGCGCAGCAGCACAAAAAGCTTTTAGAGAAGCAGATGCAGAACTTGTAAGACTTACAAAGGTGTATGGTGGACTATCTGCAGTTTCAGCGCAAGAACTTGCAAAGGTTAGAAAAGATGTTTCTGCAACAGCAAAAGAAATTGCGGGTTCATATGGAGTTGCATATAAAGATACAATCTCTTTAGCAGCAGATCTTGCAGCAACAGGTAAGCAAGGAAATGATTTACTAGAAGCTACCAAGCAAACATCAAGATTAGCAGTACTGGGTGAAGTTGATAGACAAGATGCCATGAAAGCAACTCTTGCCATTCAAAATGCTTTTAAACAAAACACAGATCAACTTACAGAATCTATTGATTTTCTTAACGCAGTTGAAAATCAAACATCAACTAGCCTTGCAGATTTAACAGAGGCTATTCCTAAAGCTGGCCCAGTAATTAAAGCTTTAGGCGGAAGCGTAAAAGATTTAGCTCTTTATCTAACAGCAATGAAAGAAGGTGGAGTAAATGCAGCAGAAGGCGCAAATGCAATTAAATCCGCTATGGCATCTCTTATTAATCCAACTAAAGTTGCAACAGAAATGTTTGCAGGTTTTGGAATTGATTTAAGAGGAATTGTAACTAAAGATGCGGGAGATCTAACACAAACAATTTTAGATTTGCAATCAGCATTAGATGGATTAAATCCTTTAGATAAATCAAGAGCAATTGAACAACTATTTGGAAAATTTCAATTTGCAAGAATGTCAGCTTTATTTGATAACTTAGGAAAGTCTGGTTCACAAACACTTCAAGTTATGGATTTAATGAAGGCAAGTGCTACAGATCTTGCAAACATATCATCACGAGAATTAGGGATGATGACCCAGTCAGCTTCTGGTCAATTTAAAAGAGCTCTTGCTTCAGTACAAGCTGATCTGGCACAAACAGGTGAGCAATTTTTAAAGATTAGCACAAAGGTATTAAATGTTATAGATGGAATTATTAAATTCTTCCAGCATCTTCCAGGCCCAGTTAAAACATTTTTAAATGCTATTGGAGGACTTACAGCAGTAGCAGGCCCACTTATTATGATGGCTGGTGTAATGGGTAACTTTATTGGCTATGTAATTAAAGGTATATTTCATTTAAAGCAGCTTGCAAAAGGTGGACAAGGATTTAAACTTCTTACTCCAGAAATTATGGCTGCAGATGCTGCAGCAAAAGGATTAGCTACATCATTTTATTCAGATACAGAAGCAACAACTATTTTAACAAATGCAGTAAATACACTTGCGGCCTCATTTGACACACTTGTATTAAAAGCAGATGCAGCAAAGGTTGCAGTTCAACCAGCAATATCTACAGTTGCAGGCGGAGTTATTGCAGCAGGAACTTCAAGCGGACAAAGAATTGTTGATAAGAATAATCCATTAGTTGGAGCTCCATATTCAAGAGATATGTCTCATATGATTCCTGCTCAAACGCAACAACCAGGAACTATATTTGGAACAGTTCCAGGGGCATCTCCAGTAAATGTTAGAATTGGTAAAAATCCACAAGCATACATGAATCAAGATATGCCTAAGATTCCAGGAGTAACTTCTGTAAATGGTATATCAACTGGAGTTGTAGCAACAGAAGCAGCAAAGTGGCATGCAATGACAGCAGCAATTGCAATGCAATCAGAAGCAGAGCTTAAAGTATTAAAAGCAGAAGTTACAGCTACTGGAACAGTTACCTCAAGTTTAGCTGATTCATATCAAGCTCTTTTGCCACAGTTTTCAGAAATTACACAAATGGCAGCAACAGAAACACAAGCAATTGTTGCAGAGCTTCAAGCAAGTAAAATAACTGTAGATCAAGCAAGAGCAAAGGTTATACAATTAAATGCAACAATTGAAACAATGCTTGCAGAAACTGCTTCATCTGCAGCAACAGCGATGGGAAGAGGCATAAACCTTACAACTGTTCCTCTCACATCACAGCCAGTTATTGATCCAACAACGGGTAAATCAAATATGAAAGAAATGTTCCACAAAGGAACAACAAAGGATTTAGTAGATAAAATTGCAAGAGCATTAGGTGGAGTTAGAACTTCAGGTGCAGGATATAATATTCAAACAACTAAACCTAAATTTGCTGATGGTGGAATTGTTCCAGGAACTGGAAATAGCGATACGTATCACACAACAGCAGAGGCTGGATCATTTGTTATTAATAAAGAATCAACACAAGAAAATATGCCAATTATAAGCAATCTTCTTGGAGGAACTCCAGCATTTGAATATGGAGGTCAAGTACCAGTAGTGCTAACTCCTGGAGAAGCTGTTATTCCAGCAAAAATTGCTCAACGTGATCCAGGTTTAATGATTCAATTAAATGGTGGGCCAGGTAATACTGGTGGAATGGGAAGATTTGACGGCGGTAGAATAAGAGCTCAAGCAGAACAAAACATAAGAGGTGCGTCTGCTTATGTATCAAGATTATCAATTCCAAAAAACTTTTTAGAAGATACCCAAATCAGGCATGTGATGCATGATGCAGCAATACTTAATAAATTAGGAATGTCAGAAGTTGAAGCTATTCGTACAGCAAAAAGATTATATGATGAAGCAAGACAATATGCTTATGATCCTAAAACAGATACAATTAATGATGAAAGAATGCTTGAAATAAAAGAAAAGCAAACTAGAGAATTAGATAAAAAATTAGGTGGAGGGCTTTTAAAAAAACCATTACGATCAGCTAGTGGAAAAATGATGCCTACACCAGTAGCAAATAGAAACTCTGCTGTTCATCCATCACCTTCTTTGCTTGCTACATTAACAAAAATGGGATTTGCAAACCCAAGCGAGATTAAAAGATTGCAAATGGAATTGTTTGGTAGATCTGCATGGGATCCAAAAACACAAAAATGGATTCCAAATACTCACGGATATACTACAGAGCATGATATACGAGCAGCTCAATATGGGTACAGCGCTACTGGTAATTTTGGACAAGCACAAGCAGGAAATAAAGATATAAACGCTTGGACAAACACATTTTCAAAATTAACAGAAAATCATAATAATCCTTTTATAGATAGATTGCCACAAACTGAAACAGAAAAAAGAATGGCTATTGATACAATAGGAAAGGTTTTAGGTCTTGGTACAGGTCCTGGAACTGAAGAAAGAATTATTAAAGCCCCAACAAGACTAAAGCATAACTTTGGAATAACTAAAGTATTTATGGATTTTTTAAAATCTAAAAAGGGCAAAAGACTTAATGCTGGAGGAACAGTTCCAGGAAAATTTGCACAAAAACTATTTGGTGGCGGTAAAGCAATGTTCCTTGGAATGCCAAGAACTATTAAGCAGGTAGAAGCCCAAAGAGCAGCAAAAGCTGCTATGGAAAAAGCAAGTCTTGCAGTTAAAGATTCTAGATTTAGTAAGACTCCAATAACTGATTATGATGGACTTTTAGAGCCAACATCAGGAAGAAGTTTCCCAGTACCTGGAATTGGTGGAGTTTATAATAAGGGCGGAGATAAAGTTTTTGTTAAGCCAGTTCTTGATGAAAGAGCAGCACTTGCAGAATTAAGAGCAACAGAAATTGCTCGTGATGTACATGGACTACAAACACCTAACCAAAGAGTTGTTGTAATGAGAGATCCTACAGATCCAAAGGGAGCAAGAACACTGCTTGCTTTAGAGTCTAAATACAATCCTGCTATAGCAAATCAAGATGGTAAATTTACAACTGATCAATATTTTAGACAATTAGTTGCATCAGCATTACGTGGAGATAAAGACCTTGGAAGAGGCAATCTATCTGGAAATATATTAGCAGATGTTGGTCCTGCTGGTGTATTTGCAACTGCCTCTGGGCAAAGAGATTATTCTGCAACAATGCCTTCATTTAAACACCAAGCAATGGTTAATTTAATGGGAGTAAAGGGCAGCGGAGCAAAGAAGTTTTTTGCTGAATCAACTGCAAGTATTCCAAAGGGAATGACAGCAGATCAATATAATGAGCGCATGCTTGAAGAAATTAACAAAGCTCTTCCTAAGTTAAAACAAACTATCGGTAGATTTGATTTAAATGCAGAAGAAAAAGCTATTTATAATGCAATGATTCAAAGACTATCTGATGCAAGAAGACAAACTTATGGAGACCTACATGGAATTCATTCATCATTAAAGATAGCTCCAGAAAAAACAATGACTCCAGCAGCAATTGCTAAGATGCTTGCGGGCGATGAATTAAAGCGCAGACAAAAGGGTCACTTAGTTAGCCTTTCTGATAATGCATTTAAGACGCCAGAAAATGGATTTGCAATTGGCGGATTAATTGGAAATGTTCTTAAAGGTAAGGCTATGCATAGAATTGGCGCTGGTTTTGGACCAACTGGTGAGCCTAAGCCAAGCATGTATGAGTCTGCACCATGGGGAGTAAATTCTCTATCTATACAAATGGCAGAAACTTTATTTGCAAATACTGGTTTAAGAAAAAATACTCAAAAATTATTCTATGATAAATTTGCAGCAGCTCTTGCAAAAGAAAAACCTTATGGCTACGTTAAAGATGCAAAAGGTTCATTGAAAAATGCATTAGAACCAAGTGTCATGGATTCAGTTATAAGATCAGCAGCATCAGATATGATAGGTGATAAAGCGGTATTAAAACAACTATCCCCAATAGATAAAGAAATATTAAAAACAAAATATTTAAATTGGGAATCTAAAAAAGATACTCCATTAACAGAGTCTTTAAAGAAGCTTGTATTTAATCTTGAAGGAAAAGCTACAGGAGGACCAGTATCTGCAAATACTCCGTATGTTGTAGGAGAAAAAGGTCCAGAACTATTTGTTCCTAGAAACTCAGGAGGCATAGTTCCAAATAAATATGGAATTGGTGGAATGATTAAACCTCTGATTATGAGCATGATTGGCATGACTGCTGGACAATCACTTGGTCAAATGAGTGGCATACCAGGAGGAGCTTTTATTGGTTCAATGCTTGGTAGCATGCTTGGCGGAGGATCAGGTATGGGCAGAAGTTCAAAAGAATTTACCCCTATATCAGAAAGAGGTAGATGGTCGACACCAATAGGATCTACAGTTAATACTGGAGCAAAGGGATTATCTGCACAACTTGGCGGACAAACAAAAATGTTGAGTGCTTATGGTGCAAAAATGGAAGCGCTGGCAACGTCAGGCGGAAAATTTGGAAGCATTCTTGGCAAGGTTGCACTTGGAATGACAAGAGCAAACCTTGTATTAGCAGCGGGTACAACCGTAGCAATTGGTTTATGGAAAGCATGGAAAAATCACAATGAGCATTTAAGAATTGGAATGCTTCAATATGGATTAACATCAGAAGCTGCTAAAAAAGCAGGATTAAAATTTACAGATTATAATTCAAAGCTTGGAGATACAGTTAAAAATATAGAAGCGCTTAGAGAAAGAAATCAACTTCTTTATGAAAGCATGCAGGATGCTGGCACTCCAATTAAACTAACAATTGAAGAATACAAAAAACTTAGAAAAGAAGTTAAGGAAACCTATGGGGATCAAATTAAACTTATTAATCAAACTAAGGGTAAAAAGAATACTGAAAAGCTTGCTGAAGATTTAAAGATTCAGTTGATGGCTGCAGGTTTGTCTGCAGAAGATGCAACAAAAAAGATTTGGGCAATGTTCCAAATGTCTAATAAAGCAAAAGATGCCGCTGCATTTACTTTAGGTAATTCTAAATTTAATAAAATTAAAACAGCACAAGATGCTGCAGCACAAGCTGTTGGTGGATACGGTAATGCTGCTAAAGAAGGTGGACGTGAAGGTGCTGGAGCAGTTAACACTGGACTTAATGCTATAGAGACAGGAATTCAAGATTTAATTGATAAAAGCAAGAAGGCTGCAAAAGCTGACAAAACTGGAAACACAAAAGTTTTAACTGAATATGAAGCTCAAGCAAAAATGCTTGAAAGACTTAATAGACTTGAATCATCTAAAACTTTATTAACAAAAGAAACAATTGCTGAGATGACTAAACAAAATCCAGAACTTAAAAAAATAATTAACCCTATGGATACTGTAGTTTCTTTATGGGCTAAAATGGATCTTGCAGCAAAAGGATTTACAGGAGATTTATCAAAACTTGGAGCAGAAGCAGTTTCAACATTATCTAAAATTGCAGATGGCGTAGCTGAAGCTACTGCATCTGCTAATAAAACAGGTTTGTTAAAAGATCAATATGCTAACTTGGAAAAATTAACTAAACAACAAAAGGCTTTAGAGAAGGCAGCAAAAGGACAATCTGTTGCACAACAAATAAGTACAAAAGATCAGCTTAAGGGTCTTCAGGCACAAATTGATGCAAATAATAAACTTGCAGATGCAAGATTAAAAGCTCTTGATGCTGCAAAACAAGAAGGAGATATTGCAAGAGAGATTGCTAAAAAGCAAGCGGAATATCAAGCAGCACTTGCAACAGGAGATACAGCAAAAGCTCAACAAGCAAGCCTTGATATGGAAGGGCTACAAGCTAATCTACAATATAACTCACAAAAGAAAGCAATTGAAGATACTGTTAAATTACAAAATGCTCCACTTGAAGCTAAAATTAAAGCAATTAATGATGGTCAAGAAAAGATGTCAAATCAAGCGGCGCTTGCTGGAGAATCTCTTGGAAAACTTAATGATAAAATTGCAACTCAAAAACAAAAAATTGATGATGTAAATACAGCAATGACTACATTAAGACTTAATGCAATCGCTGCTGGAAAAACATTAGAAGATTATGTTAAATATGGAACTAATGAAAATAAAGACGCTGGAAAGCAAGATGCAGCAGCTGTTGTTAACACTGCAAAAACTGCAGGAGTAAAAGTTCCTACAGTAGGCGGTATAGATGTAGGCAAAGTTGGTCTTGATATGGTAACAGCAACAAGTGATGCTGTTGCTAAAGGACTTGCCGCAAAAGGTATTGAAGTAAAGGGTGATGTATATATTAATGGCAAAAAGGCTGATGTTTCTAAAAGTGTAGATGCAAGCGGTAATGCTTTAAAGGCGATATCTTATGCAGTATCAACAACTGGCACCATGAAAAATACAGTTGGAGAAGGTGCTTTATCAGCAGCAGGCGTACAGGGTAGAGAAAAAGGAACATTATTTGTAGATAAATCTGGCACAAAATGGAAAATTACTAGCGCAGGAATGTATGGAAATTATAATGTAGAAAAAGCTGGCTATGGAACCATGAAGCTTAATCCAAAAGTTCCTACAATTGTTGGAGATCGTGGACCAGAAATGGCATTTGGAGGAATGGTTATTCCTAATATGGCTAAACTTCCATTTGCTTCTCCAAGGTACGATGTTGGTCAAGCAGCAAAAATGTTTGAGCCAATGCGTGATGCACAAAGCGGTGGCAGTGTAATTAACCTTACTCAAAACATATACCCATCTAAGGATATGAATACTGATGCGTTTGTAAGACAAGTGGTGTCAATGACAAAGGACGCCATTGGACAAGATACAAAGTTAAATGCTAAAATGAAGGGTAATTCAATGAATGTGAGTATTAAAACATGAGCTATCCAATGACACTTCCAGTAGGATCATTACTTTATTTTGACACAGGCACTGATGCTGCCACACCAACTTGGACAAAATTGTCTGAGCATAATAGGGCTGCAGTATCTGTAGATATAGATAGAATTGAAAAAACTCAAAGAATGTCTAATGGGTTTTTAAGAAAAATATGGACTGCTGATAAAAAAACAGTTTCTGTTTCATGGAGCGATATTCCGACATATAATACATTAACAGTGGACGGCGGAATGGGTGCACAAGATATTAGAGACTTTTATTTAAATAAAGGTAAGGGAACATTTAAAATTAAAATATCCTATAACGCAGTTGCTGGAAGAGATGAAGTGTTTTTGGCTTCTTTTACATCTTGTAATTTTACTGTATCTAAAAGAAATATTCGGTCTACTATGGCTTCAGTCCCGCAAGAATTTTGGGATGTATCTCTTTCTTTAGAAGAGGTATAAATTGATATCAGTATCTGCTAATACAGCAACAGCATTAAATAAATCCGCCAGCGTGGTTATGGCTAACGGATGTCATCTTGAGTATAATATGAACGACTTGATATCAGAAACGTCTGTAACGGCCCCTGAAGGCGTTATAACAGCATCTCTGACCGCTCCTGCAAGCCAAGGAGGATATACTTATAAACCATTTGAAAAGCTATTTCCAATAACCAGCATCATTGATCCACGTCGTCCAAAGATGGCTGGAATTCAATATATGATTTTAGGAGATCCAAGCGTAAGTGCAAATATTGCAGCGTCAGGCGTAGCCAGTGCAAATACATATGCTTCTGCAAAAGAATTTAGCAAAAGACTTTATTTTTCTGGATTAAAGACGGCATATAAATATTGGGTCACACCCAAAGCATCAGGAATGCTTTTGTCTAATTGTATTTTATCAGTAACTTACCCAGCAACAAAGACTGCTGCTACAAATAAAATTGTTGTTAAGTTTGAGACATCTCACTCTAAGCCTACCTCCTGGACCGTAAAACTTGTAAATTTACTAGGAGCAGAGTCACTTATATATACTGGAACCACCTGTCCAGATAACGGTATAGTTAATTTATATTATAATGGATCTTCGTGGTCAACCACAGAACCTTCAACCGTATCAGAGGGTGTAAATTTAAGCGGATTAAAATTACAAATTAACTCTATTGATATTGCAGGCGGGTATCTAGGAATTATTGAAATATCAGCAAGACTAGTAAAAGATGTAACAGACGTACTTGAATCATTTGATATATCTCAAAACTCATCAGATTCTATAACTGGGCTAGTTCCCGTAGGAGATGTTACAGCAAATTCATTATCCATGAGTTTAAATTCATACGATAAGTCTTATGAGCATTATGATAAATCTAATGCTTTTAATAAAGCAAAATTAAATTTATATAAAAATATTATGATTAAGCCATTTGTTACGGTTGAGTCTGAAAAGATCAACCTAGGAATTTTTTATCTTGATTCATATCAAGTGGATGAGTTTGGAGAAGTTTCAATAAGCGCATTAGATGGAGCAAGAGAACTTCAGTATATTAAGCCTCCTGATATTGTAACAAAAGATATGTCATCCGTTGCAATTATTAGAAGACTGCTTGATTCTGTAGGGTTTACAAATTACAAATTTAACATAGCAGCCAATGACAATTCAGTTGTAACTCCATTTTATTGGTATACTGATCCACAAAAAACTGTATGGCAACATGTTCAAGATTTATGTAAAGATACACAAATGATTGCAGTATTTGATAACAATGATGTTTTACAATTCTATCCAAGAGGATATATCTTTGATAAAACAAAAAATCCTGCTTTGTCTTTTAGATATAATAGCACTACAGATGGAAAGGTTCCAAATATATCATCAATTTCAGTTGAGAACGTTCCTACAGTAAAAGCTATTAAAGTTATGTATAGTCCACAAACAACATCTAATTATGATGGAGATGGAGATAAACTTTATACATCTCCCGTTGTTCTTTTAGGAGCAGCAGCGTTGCTTGAAGATTTGCCAGCAGTTGCTACTCCAGAAGTAGATGCTCCGCTGGGCGTACTTAAACTTTCGCCAGTTCAAATAAGTGGATCGGCTAGTCAATTGTATTCCTATACTGGATACTTAGTTCTAGAAAAAGAAATAATTGAGTATGATGCTATTAAATATAATTATGAGCCACTACCTCCCATAACAGGACAGCCAACTGTTTCTAAATGGATAACATCTGATTCAGATATACAAGCAAGCCAAGCTTTAGCAAAACCAAATTCATTCATGCCAACAGGTCAATATAGAATTAAAAAAAGAAATGCTTTTGATGCTGTTAAAGACAATGCAGACTTAGTTCATAAATCAGATACAGAGTCTTTAAAAGCTCAATGGTCGGGCAGTAAATGGAACTCCGTATCAGGAACTTTTACAACAGATCAAAGCACATTTACTTTGCAAGAAGTGGCTATTAAAGATGCTAATGGAAAAGATATTGCTAATCCGTATAATCTTTTTTATTCTATTCCAAGATCTATGATGACAATTTTTGCACTAACAGCTAAGTCTCAAACAAGTAAAACTGATGCAACCTTAACTGAGTATATTAAAAATACAGAATATGGGATTGCAACAATTGATGCAAAATACTCTAAAGCAGATGGCACAGTAAGTGATAATTTTATTATTGGTACAAATATGTATTTACCTTTAATTAGAAACCCTAAAGATAGCAGAGCCACAGGAGAGCAAAGAACTATTTCTGGCATAGCATTTTCATTAAGCGCAGATAATAAAAGTGGATACTTTTTGTCTATTGCAAGTTCTCAAAATACTAATTCGGATAAAAGCTATAGAGATATTAATGTTTATAAAATTGTAGATGGAAAACCAGTAAAGTTATCAGATGAACAAAAAGATACTGATAGTTCAATAGTTACTGGAATAAGTGGCGGCAAAATGTATAGAGTAGATATTCGTGCTAACTATTCAATTCCTTCAGGTGGATCAAGTAAAGTATTAACCCTTAGAGTATCTATTAATAATCAATCCTTTTTAGTTATTGATCAATCACCATTAAGTACTATAACTCAAAAAGTGGGATTACTTTCGCTTCAAGGAGTTTCTGCATTTGATTATATTTATACTGCTCCATTAACTATTCAAGAATTTACTTCAAACGAAGCTTTTGACCCTTACAAAGGATTCCTTGGCGGCAACTCATCAATTGTAAAAACTTTTGGAGATTTTATTTTTAATCAAAAATCACAACAAACAAGTTCAACATGGCTTAGAGAATTTGGTCCAGTTGCTAGAGAGCTTAGAAGAATCCAATCTAGATATACAACACCAGGTTTTCCTTTATATCCACAGCTAGTAAACAATACCGATGTAACTATTGCTGGATCTTCTCTTGATTCTTTTACAATGGATACCTATGTTTTAAATAATACAGGAGCATTTACCGCTCTAGCTAATGAGCAAGAAAAACAATTTGCCGTTATTGGTAATAGAATTGTTCCTGCTGACTCATTTGAATATATAGATCCTACTCTTAGTGAGGCGGATAAACAAGAGATGATTGGCTTTGACTCCACATGGATTCAAAGAGAAACTGAAGCAAAAGCTTTATCTGAGTGGATGAGGGATCAATGGTCTCATCAACAAAAGGTTTTATCTATGCAGACATTTTTAAATCCAACCATACAGATTGGAGATGTTGTTGAAGTGTCCTATCCAGACAATGGGCTATATTCTTCTGAAGATACATCTATTCCTACGGGATATGCTGCAAATAAGTTTGTTGTATTGTCTATAAATAGCACGTACGATAAAGATTCACCACCAACAACGTCATTAGAATGCAGATCAATTTATATATAAGAAATGGTAGAATGTAAATATGGGTGACATCCAAAAACCAGCCTCGGCAACAGCAAAAGAAAAAAAGCTAATGCTCTTCCCTGGCGACCCTTTAATCAAAACTTTAAAGCCAGACTACTACGTTATTGTTGATCCAGGTAGCCTTAATGTTATTTTTGATCCAAGCGTAGATGCAAGTGATGATAATCCTGATAACACAGATGAAATTGATGTAGAAGAAGAGCCTCCTGCGGGCCTAAAAGCTCCATCTTTGTCTGACATAACTTTAGTCAGTAAAACAATGATTACGGATAAAAATAAAAATCAATTTGTTGAATTTGTATTTAATATTAAAAATAGCGGCGGGGATACAGTGATAGGAGTAGAGGGTTATGGGCAATAGCATTAATATGTTTGGAGAGTATGTATTTTATGAAGATAATAAAGAAATACATCGCAGCAAAAACTTGTTAACTAAATTTGGCAAAAGATATATTACTCAATACTTAGCTGGTCAATCTACCACAAATTTAAAAGACATTTCTGTTGGCGTTGGCTCAACTGCAGCTACAGTTAACGATACTCAACTTGGTTTTGAATTTTATAAATCTCCAGTTTCTATGAGCAGTATTGATATTCAAACAAGCCCAACAACTGGTCTTAGTACGTATGGTGTTGTATACAAAACAACCTTGCCAGTAGATGTTGCAGGAATTATTAATGAAGTAGGACTTTTTCCAAGCGTTTCTTTAAGCAGCACAGATTATGCAAGTAATTCTATTTCTACATTTGAAGACAATCAAAGTTGGTCAGATTCAACAGGAGCATATGCATCATCTGTAACAACTCCTTTTCCTCAAATTGGAACATCTTATCTTTCAATAGGCGCATCTGCATCTCAATCAAAAGAATATTTTTATAATTTTAATATAGATGTATCAGGATATAGTGCATTAGATAGTCTTACTCTTGCTTATTATCAAAGCGATACAAATTTAGACTATGTATTTGTTAGAATGTACGATTCAAGCAATCGTTATTATGAAATTAGGTACCCTGGAGATCTATCTACAGGATATAAAATTAAATCTTTGACATTAAACAATTTATATAGCAGCGGCTATGGATCTGGAACTCCAGATCAAACAGCCATTGTTAAGATTTCTTGTGGAGTAAAATCCAAGGTGTCTGGCACAACAACAGTTTTATTTGACGGTATGAGAATAAATGATGAAGATTCTTTTAGAACAGATTACGGAATGATAAGTAGATCAGTTCTTACAACACCAATAACTAAATCTTTAGGAAAGCAAATGGTTATAGAATATAGATTAGGAATTAATTTTTAAATGTACGATCCATTAAGCGGAAATTATTTTCCAGCTGATTTAGAAAAAACAAATGCGGCATCAGCAGCTGCAGCTGCATCTACATCAAAAGATTCTTATACAGTAAAAATTAATTTGCCTTTGATTAAAAACAAAAAATATAAATTTTGGTTTAAATACAAATATGAAAACCCTGATACAAAAGAAATAAAATTAAGCGACTCATCCCCTATATGGATGGAAAATTTTGCTATACCCAATTTAACCAAAGGTGTTTTAAATTTAACATTAACTCCAGGATATAAAAATTATGGAGTTAAATTTAATCTTGATCCATTAAGTGTTCAAGAAGATATTGTAATTTATGAAAGCCTTACATCAACGTCCATTGGCAATGAAGTTTATAGAGGAACATCTACAAACGTAACAATTCCTACAAACTCTATTGCTACAAGGTGGATAACTGTACGAACAAGAGATAAATGGGATGATTTAAACAAAACTGATGTTGGCCCTTTATCTGTTACACCATTAAATCCTGACCCAGATACATCTACTCCTCCAGGTGGTATGACTACCACAAGCGCATCTGCTGTAGTAGATCCAAACGATAAATCTGGTTTTAGTGCTATGCCCACAATTACTTGGGTGGCATCAACAGATGTAAATACTAAAGGCTATTCAATAAGATGGTCTACTGACAACCCAGCAACAGTTTCAAACCCCATGTGGGAATATAACAATGTAGATGGAATAAATACAACAACTTTTGTAGTAACTGGATTAACTCCTAATATAACTTATTATTATGAGGTTGCTCCAAAAAGTGCATATAATGCAATTGATTGGGCAAACAAAACATCAGGTACATTTTCTGCAACAGATACTACAGCAGGAGGAGCATGGTCAAGGTTAAAATCTTACATATCTATTGGCGGAGCAACAGAAGATTTATTTAAAATAGGAACTCAAATTGTTCAAAAAGTTAACAATAGCACTACTATTGTTCCTACTTATACAGCAAACACAACAGTTAATAATGGAATTATTTTAAATAAATCAACTACAAATGTTGGAAATAACTATTGGTTAAATAGTGGTCATTTTAGAGTCGGTAGTGAAACTGCATTTATTTATTGGAATGGCTCAGACCTATATACCACGGGAAAAATAAATGCAACAGGTGGATCATTTAGCGGAGATGTTCAGCTATCTGCAGGTTCTTTATATGCAGGAACACTACCAAATAGCGGACAAAGAGTTAGGTTAAATAGCTCAGGAGTTTTTGCATATAATTCTGCTGGTACACAAACTTTTTCTCTTGATACAGCAGGATATTTAAATTCTACATCTGGATTAATTGGAGGATGGAATTTAGGGGCAACTACTTTATCTAATAACGGAGTAGTTTTAGATAGCGCTAATGGACAAATATCAGTAGGATCAGCACCTTCAAATAGTGTTTATTTAAGTTCAACGGGTGATTATAGAATTTGGGCAGGCAGCCAAAGCCCAATAGATAATGCAGCAAAATTTAAAGTTGATTCAAACGGAGTACTTTATGCCTCTGGAGCACAAATAACAGGTCAACTTGTAATAAATAGTGGATCTACATACGACTCAATTGTTCTTGCTTCCAGCACCGCCACAGCAGCTTCTAATACAGCAACAGCAGCATCTAGTACTGCAACAGCAGCAAGTGGTGCTGCTTCTGTTGCACAAAGTAGAGCTGATGCTGCTTATAATAAAGCTGTAGCTGCAGGAGATGACGCAACAGTAGCTGCAACAAAAGCTCAACAAGCAAAAGATGCAGCAGATTTAAAAATGGCGGCAGGAGATATTAATACAGTTCTTGCATATAATACTACTGTAATAAATGGTGATCGTATTACTACTGGAACTATTGATGTTGCAAGATTAAATATTACTGGTGGAAATACAACAAATGGATTTGCTGTAGATGGGAATGGAATTCGTGGATATAGTGGAGGGTCTCAAAATCTAACCATCAGCAGTGGTGGTACTATATCAATAAAAGGTGAAGTATATGCAACAAGTGGAAACATTGGAAAGTTTAATCTTAGCAATGCAGATTTTAATGGTACACTTGCAGATAAACCAAGAATTTTATTTGGAAATACAATTCAAATTGGCTGGGAATCTGGATCTGGAACAACTGGGCCTTACTCAATTATTGCTGGATCAAATACAGGATCAGAAACTAAACAATTTTATGTTAATACCAAATCAGATGTATTTAGATTAGCAGTAGACACAACTTCAACAAATAGAGATTATGCTGCAGAAATTAGAAACACATTAAGAGCAGTCAACTTAAGATACACTGGAGCGCTATACAACGACAGTTCATCTAGAAGATTTAAAGAAAATATAAATTATTTACCACAAACATATTATGAAAGAATTTTAAACGTAAAACCAGCTTTTTATACATATATTGATAATCATCCAGAAACAGATGATTCTTTATGGGGAACTCATGCAATGGGACCAATTGCTGAAGATCTTGAAGATGCTGGTCTAGGGTTTTTTGTTGAAAGAAATTTAGCAGGAAAACCAGTGGCGTTAAGAAATGAACATAAACTTGCATTTCTTTTAATTCCAATGGTTAAAGATATGAAAGATAAAATAGATACACTTGAAACAAGACTAGTACAATTGGAGAATGCAAATGTTTAAATTTTGGTGCTCAGTATGTATGGATGATAAAGATTTATTTGCTTCAACAATAGATGCAAATTTGGCTTATGTTAATTGTCCAGATTGTAATACACTGTTAAAAGAAAGTTTTGCTAGACATCGTGGCATTAAAGATCAAGATATGACAACAGAATCATATATTGCTTTACATCAACTAGACAATAATAAGCCATAATGGTATACTGTAAATCTATTAAGGAGATATAATGGAAAAAGTAGAATTAGTAGTTCAAGCGTTGCAACAACGCATAGGAGAGATAGTCTCACAATATGAGACACATATTGCCGTTCTTAGGGCGGAAATAACAGAATTAACAAATAAATTACAGGAAGTTCCAGCGGAACAACCAAAGGAGTAAATAATGGCTACTATTAGATCAACAAGCATTAATTCTGGAGATCCAGTAACATACGATATTATAAATAATCTAGTATTAGATTTAAATGAATTAAATAAAGCTACCGCTCCAACTTTTTCATTGACTCTTGATAGCACGGGAACAAAAAAGCAAGATGCGGCAGCCGTATCTCAAAAAATATACAGCACAGTTGTTCCTTTAACATTAACTAAAAATAAAGTTGGAAATGGTAAATGGGACTTTGTAACCTCTAATATTACTTTTAATGCTCCGCCAAGATGCTGGATTCAAGTGCAAAATACAAAAACATCTGCTGCAGCTACGGCATTTGATTTTACTACAGTAATTACTTCAGTTACTACAAAGTCTATGACTTTTCAAGTAAGAGGACCGTTTACAACAGAGTCTCACCAATTTATTTGTTTTGCAGCAGACGCATAAACCCTATTGACAAGCTAAACCAATATGTTACAATTACTGTAACATCAAAGTCACGTACCCGTGACTTTTTTACATATTAAGGTAGAAAATGAGCAACGATTTAAAGTGGATGATTTCATCCGACCAGCAGTTCCCATATCAAG